ATTTACATGATGAAAAAAATGTTAAATGTTCTTTTGGTACAACTACAATCTGTTATGGAAACAGGTAAACTAGCAACTAAACAGATTAACAAATAAGGAGTTAATAATGGTAGACCAACCTCAAAGTGAGGAGTCTGGCGTTTCAAAACCAACCTATAATACAACGGAAGAAACAGCCAAGGCGTTCACGACACTTTTAAATAATAAAACTGCAAGTAATGAACAACTTGAACCAGAAACAAAAGAGAATAACGATATTGAGCCTCAAGAAGAGGTGACCGATGAATTATTTGAAAGTGTGGATGGCGATAACATAGAAGATACCACAGAAGCCAATTCAAAAGCTCAAGAGGAACTTTATAAAGTTAAGATCGGAGATCAAGAACTTGAAGTCACCCTTGACGAGGCCTTGAAAGGTTACCAGCGTGAGTCTGACTATACAAAAAAAACTCAAGATTTAGGAGATCAGCGTAGAGAAATAGAAACTCAGCGTGATAGTTTAAATAAAGAGTTAGAAGCAGTTAAAAGTTCTCGCTCTCAATATGAGCAACAACTTACAGAATTAACAAAACATTTAAATCAAGATAGTAACATTGATTGGGAAACTTTATATCAAGAAAACCCAGCAGAGTATATTAAATTGAAAGCTGATGACGATAAAAGAAAAGAGGCTTTACAACTTGCAAAGCTAGAACAACAACGCATTAATGAAGAAAAACGCAAAGAACAAGAAAAAATCTACAAAGATTATCTTGTTAAAGAGCGTCAAATCTTAGCAGAAAAAATGCCTGTTTATGCTGATAAAGAAAAGGGACCTCAATTATTGGAAAAATTAACAAATTTTGCGTTAGAGCAAGGTTATACACAAAAAGAAATTGCTATGATGGTAGATCACAGATCGGTATTATTATTAGCTGACGCTTATAGATATAATCAAATTAAAAAAAGCAAACTAGCAAATAAAAAAGTTAAAACAACTCCAAAAAATATTACTTCAAACGCCTCAAATGTTCGTGAAGATTCTGAAGAAAAGCAAAATGTTGAAAAGAGAATGTCAAGACTTAAACAATCTGGACATTTGAAAGACGCACAATCGGTGTTGAAACAAATGTACTTTAATGAATAAAGGAGAATAATATGGCTGTACCTACAAATACCGTACAAACATATACCAGAGTTGGAATTAAGGAAGACCTCGCTGATGTTATATACAATATTTCACCGGTTGAGGTTCCGTTTATGTCTAACGCTGGAAAGGGAAATGCTTCCCAAAGTAATCACGAATGGCAAACTGATGGACTAGCAAATGCTGGTGCAAATAAACAAATCGAGGGTGATGATGCCGCTAACTTGGCAACAGTTGCTACAACTAGACTTGGCGATTACACTCAGATAAGCACAAAAGTAATTGGCGTATCTGGAACTGACCAAGCTGTTACAAATGCGGGTCGTGGTGACGAACTCGCTTACCAAATGGCCAAAGCAGGTAAGGAACTAAAACGGGACATGGAACATACCATGATCGGTTTAGAAACTATGAAAAGTGCTGGAGCGGCCGGAACTGCCAGAGAATTAGGCTCAGTAGGAACTTGGTACGGTGGCGATATAAGTGGTACTTCAACTGCGGCTAATAACTATTCGGCTGCCGCTAATACTACTTGGGAAAATGCTGCCGGAGCCTCTGGTGCTTTAACAGGAGATGGCTTAACTAAAAGAAATGCAAATGGAACAACAAGGGCTTTTACTGAAGATTTATTAAAAGCTGGATTAAAAAAATCCTTTGAACTTGGTGGAAATCCTGATGTAGTTTTAATGACTGCTTCGCATAAACAAACTGCAAGTGGCTTTAATGGTATTGCTACTAACACAAACGATATTGCTTCTAAAAGAGTAATAGGCGCTGTGGATGTATATATTAGTGATTTTGGCGAAGTGTCATTTGTTGCTGATAGATTCCAACAAGCTAACAGAGTAGATATTCTTGAAATGGATAAATGGGAACTTGCATACTTGAGACCATTTGAAACTAAAGAATTAGCAAAAACTGGAGATGCAGATAGACGAATGATCTTAACTGAGTACACTCTAGTTTCTAGGGCTCCAAATGCCAACTATGGTATTTTTGCCTTAACTGCTTAATTATAAATTATTTTTATATAAGGGGCGTTGTTGTAACGCCCTTTATTTATTGAAGTGAATAAATCACGGAACAATAGGAAAAACAAATGAGAACATTAAACGATTATTTTTTAACAGGAAAAATGACAACAATCTCAACTGCTGGTAGTTATTTTGTAACAGCTCCAGATAGTGGAAAAATTATAAAAATTTATACTACAATTAAAAATGCAATTTCTTCCGCTGACGCTGGTCTATCTTTTGAAATAGGTGGAGTAGCTGTTGGTGATGGCGGAATTACAGTAACACAATCTGGAAGTGCCGCAGGAGATGTTGACTCAGCAACTCCTTCAAGTGCAAATTATGTAGCAGAAGGACAAACAATCGAAATGATTACAGACGGAGCATCTTCAACAGCTTGTGAATGTGAAGTAACTTTTGTAATTAGAAGAATAGGTTAATATTATGGCTAATGCAGGAATATATTACGGAAGACCGTCAACAACACACAAAATTGACTTTACTGCATCTTCAGTAACTCAAACAACTGCTTTTGGATCAGATACAAGTTATGTAATGTTGTGTGCAAAAACGGCTGGCTGCCATTTTCACTTAGCATCTTCACCAACTGCAACAACAGATTTGTCATATTTGCCTAAAGATGAAGTTATTTTTATTAAAGTAAGTGGTGGCGATAAAATTGCCGCAATTAGAGAAGCTTCAACAAGTGGAAGTTTATACGCAACTGAAATGATTTAATTTTAATATGTCAAAAAAACTTTGGATAGATGACGCTAAAAGCACATCTACAATTAAAACTAAAATGCACATTGACGAAAGCGATAATAAATATCATTTTGAAGATGTGCAAGATATTGAACCTATAATAGAAGAAAATAAAAAAGAAACTAATTTAGGAAATAACGCTTTAAAATTTAAAGGCGAATTAGGAAAACACGCAGGAATGACGAAAGTTGCTTCTATACCTCTTATTGTTGTTCAGCAATTAGCTCAAAAAGGAATTATGACAAACGCTGGAGCAATTAAAGACAAAGTTCGTTTTAGAAAATGGTTAAATAACCCAGATAACAGCGTTTTCAAATTGTATAATGGAAAAATTTAATGGCTTTAGACACTTACGCAAATTTAAAAACAGAGATTGCAAATTATCTTAATAGAACTGACTTAACAGAATATTTAGATACTTTTATTGATCTTGCAGAAGCAAGACACTCAAGAGACTTGCGTTTGCGTGAAATGGAAACTGTTGATGTTTCAATTAATACTGTTTCTGGTACTCAAAGTTATGATTTACCAACAGGTTATTTAGAAATGCGTTATGTTTTATATCAATCTAGTCCTTATAAATTTTTATATTTTATGGCACCACCAGATTTTTTTAGAGTTTATAACGCTGGAGAATCTTCTGGGACACCTACTTACTATACAATAGTTGGTAGCAAAATATATCTGGGACCAATGCCTGATGCGGCAAAAGTTTTAGAATTAGGTTTTTTTAAAAAACCAACTGCTTTATCAAGTACAAATACAACGAATGAAATTTTAACTAACTTTCCGGATTTGTATCTTTATGCTTCCCTGGCTGAATCGGCACCCTTTTTAGTCCAAGATGAACGCTTAACAGTTTGGGCTCAACTTTACAAAGAAGGAGTTAAGACAGCTAACGAATCCGCACAAAGAGGAAGAGAATCCTCAGCACCGTTACAAATGTCAACAAATAGAGTTACATAATGCCACAAATAGAATTTGGACAATTACAAACTGATTTGCCAACATATCAAAATAGTGGCGCTATTAAAGTTGATGGAGTTATTCCTTTAGCAAAAGGTTATAAATCTTTTCCTAGATTTGTTGCATTAAGTGGAACAGGCTTAACATCTACACCTGTTGGATTGTTTACAAGTTTTTCTGCTGAAGGCTCAACAAACTATGCAGGAGACGGAACAAAACTTTATCAAATGGATAGTGGCTTAGTTTTTCAAGATAAATCTAAAGCGGGTGGTTATACTAATAGTGTAACTGCTGGTAGTAGAGATTTTTGGGCTTTTACGCAATTTGGATCAAATATTATTGCAACTAATGGAGCTAATTACATACAAAAGTTTGAAGAAGGCGTTGATAGTTTATTTTCAGATTTAGTATCTGATTTAAAAGCAAAATATTTAGCCGTTATAAGAGATTTTGTTGTTGCGGGTTATACAACAGAATATGATACAGCAAAAACTTTTGACTCTAATACTATTTCTAGTAATGAAATAACAATAGCAAGTCATGGTTGGGCAACTGGCGATACTATTGTTTATGATAGAAATTCAAATACTGCATTAACCAACTTAACTGATGGTAGTACCTATTATGTTATTTATGTTAGTGCAAATACTTTTAAAGTAGCAACAACTTCAGCTAATGCAACAGCCGGAACAGCAATTTCTTTAACTGCTACTGGAGGAAGTCAAACACATAAGTTTCAAAAATATAATGTTAATAATCAAAGAGTAAAGTGGAGCGGATTAAATAATTCGGCACAATGGACTCCTAGTCAATCGACCCAATCAGGCTTACAAGATTTAGTGGGAACTCATGGTAATGTTCAAGCTGTTGTAGGCGGTGAAAGTTATGGCGTAATTTTTATGGAAAGAGCAATCTTTCGTATGGATTATGTTGGAACTCCATTAATTTTTCAGTTTAGTAAAATAGCTGATAACATAGGAGCGTTTGCTCCAAGATCAGTTGTTAGTTTTGGAAATGATATTTTCTTTTTAGCACAAGATGGGTTTTATAAATTAACTGGCGGACAACAATTAACTCCAATAGGAAATGGAAAAATTGATGATTTCTTTTTGCAAGATATAACATCTAATTTTGAAGGAATATGCTCTGCTGTTGATCCAAATAATTCAATGGTTGTTTGGAGTTATCGTGGTAGTGGAGATGTTTCAACAGAATTTATAAATAATAAATTAATATGTTACAACTTTAATGTTGATAAATGGTCAACTGCTAGTGAACAAGAATTATTATTTATGAATAGTGCTTCACAAGAAGCATTTACAACTCTTGAAAGTTTAGATGTTTTAGGAACTTTAGACGGATTGCCTTATAGTTTGGATTCATATTTTTATGATGAAGGAATAACAGGTTTAGGAGCTTTTGACTCAGCAAAGAAATTTGGCAAGTTTTTAGGAGCTAGTATGGACGCTGAAGTTGATACAACTGAATTTGAAGGGGCAAAAGAATTAAGATCAACAATAATTAACGCAAGACCTATTGTTAATGCAAATGGTAGTGATAACTCTACAATAACTGTTACGCCTATTTCTCGATCTTCACAAGCTGACGCTGTTACAACTGGAACTGCTGTATCAACGCAATCAAGCGGTGATTGTCCTTTAAGATCAACAAGTAGGTATCATAGAATGAGAGTTAAAGTTACAGGTAATTTTTTAACAATGTCAGGTGTTGATGTAGAGTCAAGACCAGAGGGCAAAAGATAATGGCAACAAATCAATTTATTAATGTTCCAGTATCTATGCCAGATCACGCACAGCATTTAAGATTAATTGCAAATGCTGTTAATAATACTTTAGATGGGAAAATAAACTCAACAGGTAATATTACATTAACAGCTAGTGCTACATCAACTACATTAACTGATAAAAGAATTGGACTAAATTCTGTAATAGTTTTAGTTCCTACAAACGCTAACTCAAACTCTGCAAAAGCAAATTTATATGTTTCTGCTAAAGATGATGGGTCAGCAACATTAACACACTCTTCTTCTAGCAACACCGATCAAACATTTGATTATGTTGTTATTGGATGATTATACAAGTACCAAAAGAAGATATACATTTTATTTGGAACGAAGTTGAGTCTTTAATAAAAAAAGCGTTAGATGATTGTTATACAACTGACGATATTTTAAAAGGTTTAATTTTTGATAAGTTTCAACTTTTTATAAGTTGGGAAAATAAAGTGGAAAGTGCTGTAATTACAGAAGTGGCACAGTATCCACAAAAAAAAGTTTGTCGCTATTTCTTAGCAGGAGGTAGCAACATGAATAATTGGCTAGAGCCAATACAAAAAACAATAGAAAAATTTGCTAAACATAATAATTGTAACTCAATAGAAGTTGCAGGAAGAAAAGGTTGGGCAAGAAAATTAAAAGGATATGAACAAAAAATTTATTTATTTAACAAGGAAATATAATGTCAAAGGGTAGTAATCCAACAAATGTAACAACAACAACAAGTGCTGAGCCATCTGAATTTGTAAAACCTTATGTAACAGAAGCATTTGATCAAGCACAAGATTTATTTCAATCTAATGTTCCTAATTATTACCCTCAAAAAACATATACTGATTTTGCTCCG